AATGCCCATCTTTTCAATGAATTTAAATTTGATGTCTTGTTGTTTCTTTTCTTTGGTAATTCTACGAATAAACGCAAAATAACATATTTGTGTAAAATACGAAAATGCATTTGGATTACCAGTTCTGGTTGCTGTTTCAATATTGTAATTACCAATTGCCCTTAAACAGTTTTCAACACCATCCATTACCATCTCTTCACGATATGTATACCGAACGAAGTTCGGTCTGTGAGACAGTCCTTCAGATATTTTCATAAAACATGTAGCAATATAGTTTGTTACTTTTGGTATTTCAATCTCAGCTTTCCTTGCTGCATTTGCTTCTTTGACATATTCAACTACAGCAAGAGAGAACTCTTTGTTGTTTACGTAGTGTGGTTTAGCCTTAGCTTTTGAAGTCATAATTATCTCCTAATAATGTATTATATTATAACACAGTTTACAGTAAAAGTAAACGGTTTATTTCAATTAATTTATTTCACTTTTTTTCACTCTAGCCGTTTACAAATCGCTAAAAGTGTGATATAATATAGATGTTACCGGGGAGGTTAGGGGTATACTATAGTTAATGTATAGTCGGATCACAGGTATCATCGTAATAGTTATCAAACAGATCTTCTGATCCGTCCTCTTCGTGTTCAGGTACAATATCAGGCCAATCATCTTTTAATGAAAACTTGATATAAGACTCTTTTGTTTCATGTACAATCTCAGTATGATTGATAACGAAACGTTTCATAATCTTAAAGACCTTTTTATCGGAAAATGGAAACCAATGACCAAACGTGTACATTCCAACAGGTGAAACCTGTACGACCGCAGGTCGTTCTATAACAAACGCTTGTTCATCCGAATCAATAACATAACCAATGATCTCTTCCCCACTGGTTAGTTTAAAATGACGAATGTTAATTTTATCCATACTTTCCATATTATATATTTATATCATGTAATTTATAGTCAAATTTCTCTCTACTATAAATTTTGATCCTTTCAGCAGCATGTTGAAGTGTGTAATTTTTCTTTGTTTTCCAATGTAAATCATCAGCAATATCGTATACCTTAGTATCTATACCATCTGCAGATTTTCTTAATCCTCTTCCAATACTTTGAAGAACCCTAATTTGCGACTTACTTGGTGAAGCAAAAATGATGTTGTGTAGACGCTTAATATTAATACCTGTAGAAAAAGTGCCCATACTAGCGACAATGATCGCGTTATCCTGTTCCTCTGTAATCGCTCGTATCTCTTCCCTCGTGTCAACATCAGTTTCACCTGAGACATAAAACAACCTCCTCGTATTTCTAGGTAATTCATCAAACTTTTTCTTCAACAAATCATGTAATGGTTTACCATGTTTATCTACAAATTGAAATAGTATCAATGAATTACCTTCTTGATCCATAGCCAAATTAGCTATAAAATTATTCCTTGGTTCATACTTTACAATAAAGTCAATTTCCTCTTGATATTTCATTTTAGAAACTAACCTACAATATTCATCAGTATACTTTAATAACAGGACAAATATGTCCAGTTGCGACAATGCTTTTTCTTCTATTAGTTTTTTAGTTGTAGTTACTTTATAAACAGGTCCAAATAATCCTTCCAATACTAACTGATGAGTTTGAGAACCGTCCAATGTACCAGTAGTACCTAACCTATATTTCGCATTACCACATTTTTCTAGAATAGATGTTAATGATTTAGCTTTAAAGTTATGAGCCTCATCACCAATCACCATTCCAAAATCCTCAAACCAATTAGTGTTTAGTTTATATATTGACTGCCATGTCGTAATAATAACTCTTTGTTTGATATTATATTTTTCTTTACCAGCATAAATCTTATGACAATTCTCTTCAACATTCCAAGTATCTCCAGATGAATAGTCACCAAAATCCGAATACATTTGTTCAACAAGAGATGTTGTGGGAACAATAAGCAATACATTATAATTGTTCATCTCTAAATAATATCTCATGGCTAGATATATGATTAAACTCTTACCTGACGCTGTCGGGCTTAATAGTAACGCTCTTTTATCTGATAATGTGCGCGAGAGTGCATCAAGTTGGTAGTCCCTAGGGGTTATACCTTCTCCGTTCACAGAGAGTGACAGAGTCTTAAGGAAGGTATTAATATCATGTATTTCCTCAGTATCGGGCCTTCCATATACTGAATTATCCTCAATAATGATTTCATAGCCCCTAGCAGCGGCAAATTCACCCAAATATTTGAATAATCCGCCGTATAATACCTTTTTTCTAAGGTCAAATAGCCTTATTTTGCCGTCCCACATCCTATTTTTATAGGCTGGCATGAATTTATACCCTGGAACATAGAAACAAAAGTGCTCTGCTAATTCATGCTCTATGCTTGGTTCGGTCACTATCTGGAGAAACACTTCGTTTCTCTTTTTAACAATTATTTGTTCCATTAAATACCGCTAGTAAATTTATTCCATTCAATTATATTTTTTATGTTTTGGTGTCGCCATTTAATATTTTCTAGTATTTCTTTTAATGTATCAACTAACTCTTGTGTATAATGCATTTTAGCCTGATGTTCTTGAATAAGAGGATCAGCATCATACCACTTATCCATATCGCCTTTAAGTACTGTTAAACCATCTAAAGGATCATAAGCCCAGCCTTTAGAATCTATTTCCTCTTTACTTAATTTTCCATTATAGTGCATAAATTTATCACGCAATAAAACTTTAAATTCAAGATCTAATTTTTTCAATCTAAGTTTATTTATAGAGTAAAGTTCTAGGTATTTTGAGTGAAGCTTGGCCGAATCCCGAGCTGATTGATCCAAATTAAGTTCATCAATTTTTGAATCTTCTTTCCACATTTCTAATATTTTTTCTAAGTTGTTCATAATTTTCCCATGGTATATCTATATGTATACTTATTATATCACAAGTTTACTTAAATGTAAACAGCTTATTTGATTTCGTAATAAGTATATTTCAATGTAACGTCAGCTTGTAAGTACTCAATATCAACTTGTTGTGTAGAAAATTCAACTGCAGACAATGATGTTGGAAAACAATCTCTAAAGTTTATTTCTTTAGTAACATTGTTATGACTACTCAAAATAGAAAGGGTGGCATCAGATTTGTGCGCTTCGCCTTTTTGAATAATGTCATGCATCCAATTAAACATTTCAATATAGTTTTCCATATCCTCAGTAATATTAAACCTAATTGTTAAATCACCAAAGTTGATTCTATCACCAGTCATAGCTAGATTAGAACCTCTATATGGAGTTGGAGTTTCCGATAGAGATAGGTCTGGTAAAGTCACCGCTGTACAAAAGTATTCTACGTTAGCATACTTTGTAGAATCAATTTTAAATTGAAACCCAACAGGACTTAAAAAGTTTTTATTTTCAGTAGTCATATAGTTATTTATACGAGTTAAAAAGTTAAATAAAGCACTGTGCGGTATCCTCCTCCGCGTACCCTCAGCAAGGAGGGATCTTAGTCTCTTCGTAACCTTTGTTACTTCTAGATCAACAGCGCTTACATTTATTTATACACATAAAAAAAGGGACTCCGAAGAGTCCCTTAAAAGAATCAATAAGAAGATTGATTATGATGATTTCATAATTCCATCTACTCTGAAGATTCTGAAGTATGGGTTAGCTCTATCTGTGCCAACGCCATCAACACCTACGAATGGGTTTGCTACCATACCATATCTAGTTTTGAAACCGATTCTTGGTTGGAAGTCATTCTCGCCAACGGCTTTAACCATAGTTAAAGGAACGTATGGGCAATAGAATAAACCTGCATCGTAAGGGTTAGCACCTCTGTAACCTACTGTACAGTAGTCGTCAACTGCATACGGATCAACGTATACTTTGAACTTACCATTAAGAACACCAGCAAAAGTATTACCTGTGTCATCAACGTTTAAGTTAGTTGAAAGTGCTGGGCTGTAATCCATCATACCTGAAGCAGCTAATACTGAAGCAACATCTGAAGAACAAAGGATGTAGTTACCTTTTCCTCTTCTAGTTTCTTTAGCAATAACGTTAGCTTCTCTTTCGATTTGCATGATAAGACCTTTAGCTTTCTCAGCTAACCATCTACCATCACTATCAGTATCGATGTTGAAAGCACCTTTAAGAGCTACGTTAGATTGTAAAGCACCAAGTTTTGCTTTTACGTTAACTGTTCTAACAACTTCTCTGTTGATTTCAGCAAGGATTTCAGCAGAAAGAATGTTAGCCAATTCGCCTTCAGCATCTAAGCCGTGAACAGCTTTAAGATCCTGAGCAAGCTCCATTGTGTACTCAGCTTTAAGAGCTCTTGACTTAGCTGTAACAGTTGATTTTTCGATTGAGAAAGCCATCTCACCGAATGAACCATCACCGTCAGCGCCAACGCCTAGTCTTTCAGCCGCAGCAGTACCAATACCAGCACCTGTAGTATGAGTAGTGTCATCGTCAGCTAATGTAGTAGCTACACCAGTTGAACCATCAACACCTTCAAGACCAGAAGGACCACCAGCTTCATGAGTACCTGTACCTGAGAAACCAGTGTCAGCTTCGTTAAACAATGCTTCATCGCCTGTTTGAGTGCCGTAACGTGATTTCATTGCGAAGATAAGACCAGTTGGACCTGACATAGGCTGTACACCAGCGATATCATAAGCAATTAGGTTAGGCATAGCTCTTCTAACAAGGCTGATTAGTACTGGATCGAATTTATCGATATTACCACCACCCATGTTGTTAGCAGCTGCAGCTTCAGAAATGAAGTTACCTTGTACTGCTTGAGATTCTTCTCTTGCAGCAATTTCTTGGTTCTCAAGAAGTCTAGCTACTGTTGCAGCTTTATGACCACTTTCGATTTTTGGAAGTTCAGAGTGCTCGAGAACCGGAGCCCACTTTTCCATTAAGTTTGAGTCTGTATTAAACATTTTTAGTTTTCCCCTTAAGACTTATATTTATTAAGTTTTGAAATAGCAGATGTGTATCTAGCCATTGAGTCACTAACTTCAGCTACAGGAGCTTCGTCAGTACCCGCCAATTGTTGAGCCTCATCTACTGATTCTTGGCCTTCAGCTTTAAAATATGATTCTTTAACAACGTTTACTTTCATCTCGAAAGATTCAGCATCGTCAAAATCAATATCTTCAACTAAAGATGCAAGCTTTTCAGCTTCAGTTAATGCAAGCCCAGAAGATGCATTCCTTACGATTTCAGCTCTTTCTAATTTAGAAACAGACTCATTCAATCGGATGTTATCTTCTGTTGATTTATTTAAAGATTCTTCAAGCTCATTAACCTGTGTAGATAATTCATCTACTAGATCAACTTTGCCTTCAGGAACTTCAATGTAATGTTCTTTGAACACTGATTGTAGAGAAGTCATGAACTCTTCAGCAATTTCGGTTCTAAGACCGTTACTTACTGCAACTTCATTATCGTCCATCCAGTTAGAAACTACATAGTTAAGGTAAGAATCTACCTTCTCTACAAGCTCTGACTTGATTTCACCAACTTCTTCTTCAAGGTTTTGAACGTACTCAGACTCTAATCTCTCAATTTCTGTAGATACTTTAGATTTTAAAGCAGCTTCAAAAATGATTCCAGCTTTCGCTTGGAATCCGTCTGATAAAGTAGCTTCTTCAGCAACTAATGAATCAAGATCTTCTTGATAGTCAATATGGGAAACGTCTACATTGACATCTTCCTTAGCAACTACCTTAGGACTTTCAACATCAGGTGCATTGATTACTTTATAAACTTGAGCATAGATTTTCTGTGCGCCTTCTTTTTTTGACTTCTTCAACATATCATGAACGCCAGCCATTATAGCAGCTTTAGTCTTGGGCATTTCCATTTCAACAACTTCGTCGTCGTCATCGTCTTCATCCTCATCGGAATCTTCTTTGACTTCTTCTTCGTCATCTTCATCTTCGCCTTCGTCTTTAGCTTCTACGATTTCTTCGTCTTGAACTTGTTCGTCTTCAACGAGCTCCTCGTTTTCAAGCTCTTGCTCTTCTGATACGTCTTCGACTAAGTCATCTTTTTTGATTTCGTCTAACGACATAATTATTCTCCTATTAAGAATTTACAAGTTTAGAGAGGAAATTCTTAAAAGCTTTTATCTCGACATCAGATGAACTAATACCTCGAGCTTCCTTGATTTCAGTCTCAATTTCTTCAATTTCTTGCGGACAAAGAATACCATTATTCCATACCCAATCAACACCTTCCATAACTCCATTAACAAATGCTTCCGGAGCGGAAGGGTCCTGGACTATATCTACGGTGGATAACATAAAGTCATCCTTCACGTACATGGCTCCATTCTTTTGTGCAAGACTTCCCATACCACGACTTGATACACCAAGCTTAACGCCACCTTCAAGTAGACCTTCAACGATCTGTCCCATAGGGGTTTTAAGGATTGATGCTTTTCCTATAACATCGCTGCCCTCAAATCTGAGTTCAGTGATTTTATGTGAAACTTTATCTAAATTAATGGTAGGACCTTCAGGGTGGTTTAACTCCCCAACTGCTCTACCAGTATTTACTTGTTCTGTTACATATTTGTTTACGGCTCTTTCTAGAATTTCTTTTTCATAAATTCTGCCGTTTCTATTTTTCGAATCGGCCTGCATAAACACGCCCTCGATTACTAAATTCTTTTTACCACCAACTTTCTCAGTGATAATATTTAGATCGCTATCATGATATTCTGCTATTAGCTTCATTCTAGCTCTTCTCCCATTAATTTGATGAAATCATTTGCTGATTTAGTGGCTGATTTCTCATCCTTATAGTTACCATCAAGTTTTTCGCCGTTTATATAAACGCCAAATTTGTTACTTTTTTTAGTAACAATGATATCTACATTTTTCTTTTTACCGCCTTTGAGAGCTTTAACTTGCTTTTCTCCAGCAGCTAATTTTACTTTCTCTCTTAGCTCAACAAATGATAGCATTTATTTTATTCCTCTTCTTTTGAAGAATTTCTATTGATAAGGTCAGATGCAATTTCTATTTTTTTAGCATCTAACGCCGCTTGCAACTTATCAGCCATAACACTGTTAAATTGCTTACCGGCTTCTACATTATCGCCGTTTCTTACATTATCAATTAAATTGTCAATACTCATAGTAATATTTCCTCATATATATTTATAATATTTTAGATGTCAAGATCGAGGTCGTCGTCCTCAATTTCACCAGATGCCTTCTCAGCAGCTATTTGTTTTTGTATTTCAGCAATCTCGTCATCAGATTGTCTTAAAATGTTCTTTCTAATCCACTCACCAGAAACATATTTACCAACATATTCATCCATTTGACTGAGCATTTCATACCTTTCTCTAATAATTTCAGTTTCTTTTAATTCAGAAAAATAGTTATCTTCAATAAAGTTAAATGCAATATCTTCTTTAAATAGTTTCCAATCATCTTTTGTCATTACTCCTTTAAGGACCAATTGAGTTTTTAATAATTGTAAGAAAATATCACCAAATCTTTTTCTTAATCTATCAACAAACTTTTTAAATTTAACTTCATCTCTAGATATTTCAGTAGCTCTACCTAAATTAAATCCTGATTCTTGTTCTAATCTATTTGCTGGTACATTTAATGATTTATAAAGCTTTTTCTGGAAATATAGAATATCATCTATTTGACCAAGGTTTTCACCGCCCGGCAATGTAGAAATTTCAGTACCTCTACCACCTTCTCTTCGTGGTAGGAAGAAATCTTCCAACATTGACATATGCTTTTTATCATCTTTAATATCACCAGTGCTAGCATCATAAACCAACTTATTTCTATATTGGCCCATAATGTTTTTCAAATATTCTTCAGCTTTACCTTTTGGTAAGTTACCAACATCAATATAGAATATTCTACGTTCTGGTGCTCTACTAATTCTGTATATAACCAAAGAGTCTTCCATCATTCTTAATTGATTTACTGGCTTAATAGCCTTATGTAAGAATGAAAGTATTCTTTTCCTTTGAGGATCTAGCATACCTGATGTACAATAAGCTACAGAATCTGGATGTATTTTCAATCCTTGATTCGTGTCATTCATATTACCATCTTGGAATATAAAATATTCCTGCTGACTCTTAATAATGTCTGCGCCCGTTTTCGGGTCTTTCTCTTTTTCGATCTCTTTAACTTTTCTAAGTTTTGTAGGATCGATATATCTTAATTCTTGTATACCTTTCTTTGGATTATTACCATCAACAATAATGTGATAAGGTAGTCTACCATCAATATACCATTTTCTAAAAATGTCATGTGCATAACTATTAAAGTGCAATAAGTTTACTACGTTTTCAAACTCTTCTTTTATTGCTTTTTTTACTTTATCAGAAGCTTCAACCTCATCTAAAATAATTTCAATAGGTGCAGATTTAGCATCCCCACATATTGATTCATTAACAACATCTTCAATAGCAGCATCGCATTCTGGGTGCGAAGCAATATCACGATACTTCATAATGAGATCAACCTCATTTTTAGCTGTATCGCCATCAAGATCAACATACTGGCCAAAATGACCACTTGTTGATATAACGCCTACACCGTCATCATCTGTGTTTGGAACAAAAGATGGAAGCTCTTTACCGTCCTCTCCCTTTCTTTTAATTTCAAAACCAAAAAACTCTGCCATATAATTTTACCTCAATATTATCAGAGGGGAGACAGTCTCCCCTCATCTAATATTATTTATACCATTAAGAAGTGGTGCCAGATTCCCAGTATTGTACTTGAAGTTCAACTGTAAATTCTTGAATTGTATTTTCAGAATCATAGTTTACATCAATTGCACTAATATTTGTTGGGAAAGTACCTCTAAGATTATAAGTCTTAGTTACTTCTCCTTGCTTATTTAGCTGTTCAATAATCATATCAGCTTGGTAATCTGTAGGATTACTTAAACCAGTATTATTATTGTGCTCGCTAATACCATTCATCCATCTTTCAAAAGCGTTTCTTACCGCGAAATCAGTATCGTTAATTACCGTTACTGTCCATGGTTCAAATGTTCTGTCACCAGCTAACTGTAGTTGTCTGCCCCTGAATAGTACAGGTACAGGTGCTACAACTGATGAAGGCATTTGAGCGCCTTTAATTAAGAAGGAAGATAGTTCAACATCGCCTTGAGCATAAGCAGGGAAGTTACATGTTACTTTGAACATGTTGGCACGAGCGCCACCACCAACTAGCTTGGATTTAAAATCATCTACGCCTAAAATAGCCATTGTTATCTCCTAATTATCCGCCAGCGATTTCAGAAAAATCGACTCCGGTTCTGGTTGCAATAAAGTTAAGAGTAATGAAGTTAATAGATCTTGCTGGCTTGATAAAGATATCTGCAACAAATCTATTAGTATCAATTACTTGTCCTGTGTTATTAGTTTCGTCACAAACTACTAAGAAGTCTGTAACTCCACGTCTACCTTTAACGTCTCTCAAGAATGGCTCAAGCATATTTCTAAATTGAGCTCTTGTAAATTCGTCGTTTAATTCGAAAAGCTGTGCTTTAGAAGCAGTACTAATAGCCTTTTCTAATACGATGAATAATCTTCTTACGTTAATTCTATCAAAAGCACTTGGCTTAGATAGCAATGTTTTATCACCAAATAACATAGTTCCTTGACCTGGGAAAGATACTAAAGGATTAATTCTAGCCTTATATAATGTATCTCTATCAGCTTGCTTAGGATTAATTGCTAATTTAGTTACGCCTCTTAATTGACCTCGGTTAACACCAGCTGGTGAGAACCATGCATCTGCTACTTGATCAGTATTAGCACATAAACCTGCACAAAGACCATTAGCTCCAATCCATCTATAAGTGTCGTTATACTTATCGTATACGTATACTGCAGATGAATCAACTGATGCATATGAAGTTGAATTGATACTGTCTACCCAAGCTTTAACATCGTTAACATTGGTTTTACCAATTGATTCTGATGTAGGTGGTGAAATAAACGCCATACAATCCTTTCTAGATTCACAAACTGAAATAAGTTTGTTAGCAACTACATATGTTGAATCGGTATCATCTGGGTAAGCAAATAATAGATTTACATCAAGAGTTTCAGCATCTGCTAAAACATCTAAACCTGTGCTTATTTCTCCAGTTGTTGGTGCATTAGCATCAACACCGCCGGTTAATGTAGCTGTAATAATTGCGTTATGTGTATCAAAAGCTGTAGTACTTACATCGGCTGCAGCGTCGCCAGCGTCTGTTAATGATGAAGCGTGACCAGACCACCAAACATATTGTGATCCATTGTTAACTACATCTACATAATAGTTCGAAGAACCATCTGATTTTTTACCGTTTGATGCTTGTGATACGAATTGGAAAGTTTCTAATACTGTTCCAGCTGTTCCTGTCCATGCGCCAGTTTTATCTACAACTGCTACATGAAGTTCGTCGCCAGTTTTACTTGCAGCCGCTGCAGTATCTGATGTTCCGGGAGCAGAATCAAATTGACCCTTTAAGCCCCAACCATCAAAAACTGAATCGTCTGAAGAAGCTGGACAAACTTGAACTTCTAATGCGTTACCCAATACTCCTGGGTATTTTGCAACAAAAGTTCCGTCAAATGATAAACCACCATCTTCATAGTGATCTTCATTTTTTACTAAAATTGCTGTTCCATCCGATGCGTTTCGCGCGGCGGCTCCAACAACACGTACTGTTTTAAGCGCATTACCATATTTTAAAAATGATGCTGCAGTTAAAAAGTATTTAAAAGTATTATTATCGGGCGTTCCGAAGATATTAGCTAATTCTGTTTCTGAACCAACCGTAATAGCTTCTAGGACCGGACCCCAATTAAATGCGCCTGCTGTTCCGCCAATACTGGTAGATACTGCAGGTATTACGCCCGTTGCGTCAATTTCTTTGACTTGGACGCCTGGTGATACTTGAAATGCCATTTTTTTGTCCTCTCAAATTTGAGTTAATATTAAGTTTTCATAATACGGTTATATTCAATCAGTATTATTTATAAAATAACAGATTCTAAAGATGACCGCCTTTTACTTCAAACCAAACATTACCTTCGCCATCCCCTTGACCTTCTAATTCTGGCCTTACTCTTCCATCATCTATTACGCCAAATGGAAGCATATCATCTTGGATAGCCTGAAGTTGTTCTTTATATAATAAATTTTTCATATCAATATTGGTAATACCTTGGAAAATATCAGTTGTAGTAAACCAACCAAACATAACTAAATTCATTACTAAATCATCATGGTTTGGTGGTTGAGCCTCAAAAGATGAACCTTTAGCAACAAAGGTGCACATTTCTGATATAGTTTCAGCATCAACAATATCTAATTTCTTTTGTGTTATTAAATCTTTAAATGAAGAGCAACCAATTCTTTTTACTCTTCTAGTCATTGTAGCACCAATAGCATTTGCTTTTACCTGTGATTCTACAAACATATTTTCATATTCTAAATCATAATATAATCCATTACAAACAATCACACCTTGGTCATTTGATTCCACAATAACATATGCGTCATTATATATTTTAGCATATTTGTAACATATATCCGGTAATAACATTGGAGATATGTTATTATCTCTAAATATACAAACTTGTTTAAATGGATTAGTGGAAACATCAATAATAGTAAACGTACTATAGTCTTGACCTCTACCTTTAGATACATCAACGGTCATAACATATTGATGATCTTCCTTAGCCTTTTCATATATGAAAATATTTTCACTAAAAGTCATAGGTCTTTTAGCTTTTAACGCTAGTAATTCATTAGCATCAATTAAAGTATTTCCTCTACCGTGGAAGTTATTTCCAAATTCCTGATCAAATTGTAACTCTGAAGTATTAGCAATAGTTTCAGCTTTCCACTTTTCATCTCTTCCTGGGACATCATGCCAATCAACTCTAAACGATTTATATTCATTTACATTTGTTGTAGCGCCTTCCCATATTTTATGGAATACATTACCAATACCATTAGCCGTTGATGTAATAATAACCTTTGTATCTTTACCAGAAGAAACTACTGGATATGTTGAAGTATAAAATTGAGCATCATTTTCAACAAAAGCAAACTCATCTAAGAACAATAAGTTAATAGACATACCACGAATAGATGAACCACTTGTAGCCGATGCAATAATTTTAGAGTTATTACTAAATTCAATAGCACTTTTATTTAATGATTTACACCCTGGCTGCAAATAAAATGGTAAATTTTCTAGCATAAGAGTTACCCTAGATAGCATTTCTCTTGCTACGGCACCTTTGTTAGCCAATATAGCAATATTCTTTTCAGGGTGAAAACACGCGTACCAAAGTAAATATGCAACTGATGAAATAGATTTACCTGATTGTCTACAAGCTAATACAATAGAAAAACGATTATCATTAAAGTGATGAAACATTTTTTCTTGGTATGGATATAAGTCAAATGAAACTAATCCATCATCAAGAGAAATAACTTTTAAATGCTCACGCGCAAAATGCGCAGGATCCATCATACACTTTTGATATTCAACTATTTCTTCTTTTGTAAATTCAGATTCTATGCCGTCCCGCTTTACATTAGGATTGCCTAAATATCCAAACTCATTCTTTACTTTCGACATCTATTATTTTTTGTTCCTTATTAGCCTTACCTAATAATCTTTGTAATTCTGTAGTACTTCCAACAAATAAATTATTATTAGTGACTTCACGTTTCTTTTGTTCACCTGATAATTCTTTTTTGCTTTTTTGAAGATCCATAAGTTTATCGGTTACATCACCAATATCTTTTATGGCTTTGGATAATACCTCAAAGGCTCTCGGATGCTCTGATTCTCTGGCGAGTTCAGCTAAAATCTCAAGAGATGCTGTACCAGTAGTGATTAATTCTTTATACGTTGCTCTAGAAAATTCATAATCGTCTTTAACTTCAGTTTGATCTTTTGTCAAAGGCTTTGGCCTAGCTTTTTCCGGCAAGTTTTTATTTAATGCATCTTGCATTTTATCTTTTTTGTCCATAATATACCTATGTTATAGTTACGTTAACTGTATAGTTATCATCCTCATCCGCAGTTGACGGTGTAATTGTAAAATCAATGTCTTCTAGATTATTTAAATTAGCAATATCGGAAGTCGTATCAATATTAATTTGTTTAATAATCCCTTGATCGGCAGATGGGCCAAAGAATTTCATTTTCATAGCAAAATCCAATTGATATGTTAAAACTCTTCTTGTTTGGAAATCACCTTCATAATCATCTGCTATATTTACCCCAGTTAAAATTACTGGAACATCTTGCTTATATTGATATCCATCAATTGGTCTAATTGTAATTGTGTACTCAGGTTGGAAATACGGTAATATTTGTTCTACAACCTGTAAGCCATCATCTTGGTTTTTAGCCAAAATGTATAAAGACATATTAATATTATATGCAACTTGCTGTTTTATTGTTTTCTTTTTATTTGAATCAGTTGCATGGTTTTCTAATATAACATTTCTCTTAGCTAATTTTTGTGTTGAATCTAATTCCAATGAAGTTATTTCAAATGCCATTCTTGGAAGCTTAATAGCCATTGAAGCATCAGTGTTTGTATTTTGATCTAGCCTTGCCAAAAACTTTTGCTTAGGACCATAAGCCAATGGAACCTTTACTTGGTTCATAACATTTCCGCTACCATCTTTTCTAATAACGCTAATATTATTGAATAGCGTACCAAAAACCGCTACGGCTTTTCTCATTGTTGCGTGATAAAAATGACTACCAAACATTAATACGTCTCCGATGGATCACCAAATGGATTTGTTTCAGTAAAGTCTAAGAAACCATCAGCTGAAACTTCAAAGTTATAATTTTGAGCATCACCATCATTAGCAAATGATTCTTCATCAGAAACATCATATATTTCTGAAATATAAACTGTTACATTTGTTTCGGCACCAACTAAACCAGTACTATTAGATGCATAAAAGTCTTTAGCGTCTGTTGAACCTGTTACACCAATATTAGATATTGTAATATTAGTATTAGTGTCAGTTATCTTATCAATTGTTTGAATTGTACCAAACACACTAACTGCTGGGTCAGCAGTAATAACTTGAGTAACCCTTTCGCCAAGAACAAATGATTCATTTGCTGCATGTGTAGTTGACATAGCAACTTGATATGTATTTTTAACTTCAGTGATATCAATTGCTTCAACACCAGTATCAAAGTCTTCATCATTATATTCAAATAAGCTGCAACTAAGTTTATAAACTGGTAAATTAGATAATTGATAAAATGGTTGTTCGTGCTCAACAAAAGATATTTCAAAAAACTTATTAGTCATTGGTAAGAATAATAAGTCTCCTTCTGAAGGCCTTACACCATCAATGGTATTATTCCATGTACCAACTAAACTATTCCATTGTCTTCTAGAAATAATAAATGTTGCTTCATCTCTAATTTCTAAACCAAACTTTTGGTATAAATCCCCAGACCCTTCAAATCCATCAGAATTTTCAATATAAGCTTCGATTAAATATGCGTCATCAAATTTAGATGAATGATCTTCACCTAAAATAGTATCACGATTTACTAATGTTCGTGGAATATAGTAGACATCTTGTCCATATATCTTTAAAGATTCAATAATTAAATCTTCATATACAGATTGTTCTGAAGCTACGGCTTGTGAAAAGTATACACTTCGTGGCATTATTTACCCCGTGTAAAAGTCGACTGGTTGTTCCCAATTCAATCTAACTTCTTCGTTTAATTTTTCTATTTCTTCCTTTGCGTCTTCTAAAATTTGTCTTCCGTTGAATGTAACCCCGCCAGGCATTACCATTCCTTCAAACTTAGAAAGGTTTACGCCCCACTGTTGTTTAATTAATGCAGTGGCATATCTTTTTAAGAAATAATCGTTATATACATCAGTATAAGTTGTTGGATCTAGTATTCTATAACATTCAACAATGATATATTCACCAGCCTCTATTTCTTGAGACCAATCCATATCAACTCTCAATTGATTTTTATGTCTTTCAAAATTGATATGCTTATCGTCTGAATCAATAATCATATCTAACATAGATAACCATTGCATTGACATTTCGTAATCTAACAATGAGCCCATATAACCCATTGAATAAATGTCATTTAAATGCATTTGATATCTTACATCAAACATGTTACTTGTTGATCCACCTTCTCTTAGTGGAAAAATTCTAACAACATCAGTTACTAAATCATTAATTGGAATATATCCATTAGTAATATTATCTGCTGTAACTTCATGCTTTAAATAAACTTTTTCAATGGCATCGGCATGATAGTGCTGATAAAACTGTAAAGCTTCATCTATTCTATCTTCTACCTGATCGTCATCTACATTAATTTCAATTACAGGCGCACCTAATGCTCTTAAGCAATAATCAATTAATGTACTTCTACTATTTGGTTTTGCCATTATGTTTACCCTTTATTTTCTAAGTCTTTTATACGACTCTCTAATCTATTTATAATACTTTGTTGCTCTTTCAAAGCTTCTACTAACATTGGAATAGCACCTTCGTAATGAACAGTTTTAATTTCTCCAATATCTTTATCTTCTGAAGTGTTTACCAATTCTGGTGCATGCTCTTCTACTTGTTGCGCTATAAATCCAACCTGATTTTTACCTCTAGTTTCTTTTTTCCAATCAAAGATTACTCCATCTAAACCTAATACTTTATCTAAACAATTTTCTAAAGGTCTAATATTTTCTTTTAACCCACTATCAGAAGCAGTAGCAGTTGAATAAGCTGTAATATTACCATCAGCATGGAAAGACCCATTGTTATAAAATAGAAATTCACCAGAAGCGGTATTTCCAAACATTGAAATATAATCTACATTACTATCTTCTTGTTTGAATCTCATCATGGTTATTCCACCAGTTATGATATGCATTTCATCATTGCCTGGAAAGGTTATTCCAGTATCGCCATCACCATCATGGTAGTATGCGTTTGTTTGTATATAGCCGCTTGTAGAAATATTTTGAGATCCAAAATCTGGAAGTGGTTCAGTCCACCCTGGAACTCCAGTAGATCCGGTTGATAATACTCTACCAGCTGTACCATTTGGATTATAAACATAACCATCTTGCGTAGCGGATAAAGCCTGCCATGTATTAGTATTAGTGTCAGTGGAATTGATAGTAATTGTATTTCCTGATTGAGATACCGAAGATGCTCCGGATGCAGCTATTGTAACGTCTCCACTAACTAATGTACCACCAGTACCACTTTTTACTCTTGTAACAGTATTAGTATCAGTGTTTGTATCCGTAGCACTAATTGTAATAGTGTTACCTGATTGAGACACAGAAGCCGAACCAGATGCAGCTATTGTAACGTCCCCACTAACTAATGTACCACCAGTACCACTTTTTACTCTTGTAACAGTATTGGTATTAGTATCTGTAGAAGATATAGTAAACTTACTGTCATTAGTTCTTGTTACAGATGTTGCACCACTTCCTACAAATTCAATATCGTCTGTAGTGCTTCCATTATGACCAGAACCAGATAATCTAAGTTTTGTAGTACCATCTGGAACAGATACAGAATATTGATTTTGAGTGTTAGTATTAGTATTAGTATCTGTTGCGCTAATAGTAATTGTATTTCCTGATTGAGATACTGATGCAGCCCCTGAAGCAGCTATTGTCACATCACCAGAAACAAATGTACCACCAGTACCACTTTTTACTCTTGTAACAGTATTGGTATCGGTATTTGTATCAGTTGATGATATAGTAATAGTGTTACCTGACTGAGATACTGAAGATGCGCCAGATGCGGCTATTGTCACATCACCAGAAACTAATGTACCACTAGTACCACTTTTTACTCTTGTAACGGTATTAGTATTAGTATCTGTAGAAGATATAGTAATTGTATTTCCTGATTGAGATACTGAAGCCGAACCAGATGCAGCTATTGTCACATCACCAGAAACAAATGTACCACCAGTACCACTTTTTACTCTTGTAACGGTATTAGTATTAGTATCTGTATCTGACCATGGAACATTAACAACTAATTTATTACTACTATCTCTTTGAACCTTATATGTTCTATTAGATGTGGTTGATGAAGTTTGAGCTGATTCGCTGTTTTCTCCATCGATATCAGCTTGTGTTATAACAATATTTGAATTGTGTTTTAGTCTTGAAGATGCATGGGTTGTAAATGCAATACCGTCTCCAGCATCATTCGCTGATTTAATTTCTAAACAAGAATTTGTAATACCGCCAACATTTACTGTATGCCTGATATAAGCCGTATCTGAAAAATCAGTAGTTACTTCTTTATCAAATGCTGTCCAAAACACACCTAAATTTTGGTTTGTAACAGTAGCAGTATCATTAAATTGTAACGACTTATTCATTGACCATTTAGAATCACTATGGTCCCAAGTTAGTGATGCATCAGCACCATCAATAATTAAACCGGCTCCATCAGCAGCTGCTGAATCTGCAGCTCCATCGGCAACAGTAATTGTTTTATCTGTTATATCTAAATCTGTAACA